TTTTTGATTAACTCCAATACCAGTGAATACTCCCATATCAATAGCAGTTTTAAGTAATATAAAGGCTCTTTCTCTATCAACTCCAATATCAATCGCCTTACCTGACCCATGACTCCCACATTTCCCAGTAGCCTCTATTTTCTTTCTCTCAATGGGGTGGCAATTTTCTAAATCAGTAGGGTCGCCATGCCTATAATAACTTGTCACTGGAAAACCAAACCCACACTTTTCTCTTAGTGCTATTAATGAATCCATAAATCTTTCATCATAGCCAAGAAAGTTTGAGTGCTTACAAACCATTTCTTTCATGCTGAAATATGGATAATCCCATTTGTCAACATATTCTATGGGGTCTTGAATTAATATTAAATCTTCGTTCATTTCTTTTCCTTTGGTTCTGGTATTTTTATTGTGCCATCTTCCATGACATAAATTAGTTTAATACCTAGTTTCTTTTGTTTATCTTTTGGGACTCTATGGATTAATCTCATGCCACCATTATGCCATCTAGTTCCACCATACTTGACATCAATCTTTTCAATGGTGTTATATTTAGTGTTCCAAACCATAAAGTCACACATACCTATGCCACCCAATGCCTCAAATACAATACAGTCTTTCTTTAAAGAGTAGTGTGCTTTTGCAATCTGCTCTGCCCACAACCCTTTTTGTGCGGTTGTTTTTTTCAAAATGTAATTAAATTATTTTGTTAGATAATTTGTAATTAATGATTGTGTTTCATCTACAAACATAAGAATAATTAGTGTTCCAATGGCAAGTGACCATTTCCATAACATCTGCAAACTTTTTTCAGTGTGTGCTAGATGATTTGTTTTCATAGTATTAATATCTTGTTCAATGAGTCTTTGACTCGTTTTTAATTCTGATACATCTTCCTCAATCTTCTCTAACTTATCCAATATCTTTTTTGTACTCATGTTTTTATGATGTAGCTTAAAGCTATATAAGGGTTAATAATGTTTGAACTTGCACCACTGAATGTTGGTGCTGATACTGTACCTGATGGTGTGACTGTTCCACCACTTAGATTTAGAGTACCAGTTAATCCATGAGAATGACTTGCTCCACCACCAAAACCGCTAGATGGGTGAACAGATGGTGTTGCATTATTAGTATCATAAGCAATACGATATTTAAAATCGTCTGAACCAGATGCTTGATAACCCTCAACTGATGCTGATTTTTGTTTTCCTGCTACATAACCATCACCATTGTTCCAATAACTATTATTAACTCTTACCCAGTCCTGATTTGCATTTTGTTCGTGTGAATGGTCTGCAAATAAATAGTGACTATGACTTGGTATTTGTGCCTCAGTTAATGTATGACTAGCAGTTGAACCGCTTAAAGATACAGTACCACTAACACTAGAAGATGACCCACTGAAAGTCGGTGCAGAATTTGAACCTGATGGGGTAATAGTCGAATTACCACCAGTTCCACCTAGAGTTGAATATGTAGAACCTTTACCAATAACAAACTTATCAGCTAGGTTTGGTAAGTAGAATTGAGATGATGTTTGAGTTCCATAAGTATCACCCAACACCGTAAATAAATCTGGGTATGCAGTTTTGTCTTTTAATGAACCATCTGCCAATAACCAACCATCAATAATAGATGAACCGGACCACATAACTATTGAGCCAGTAGGTGATGTAGCAGGTATAGATGAGTTTGTGGGGTTTACTATTCCTACTTTTAAACTTGTAATTGTACCAGACCCAATAGACCCACCACCATCAAATGAAAATGTTATAGTCGTATTTGGACTATTGTAAGCAACTGTTGTTATCTGGCCATATAGAGTAGTGCCAGTACCATCTTTTAATTTTACTCGCCTACCAGATGTATAAATTGCAGTTACATCTGATGCTATTGTTATTTGAGTTCCATTGACTCTTGTATATGTAACTGATTGTTCGCCATTACCAACCTCAATCCATTCAGCATCAAGATACCACTGTTTAATATTACGCATTAATTCTCTAGCACCATCATTAACTGTTGATGGACTCTGTTGCTCTTGGAAATTACCAGTATCAAGCACGTTTCCATTTAATGATGCGGTTGTTCTATATCTTTCTATTCCCATAATCTTTCCTAATATTTAATTTGATAGTTTAAAGCTACATAAGGGTTTGTAGTGTCTAAAGCACTACCAGTTAAAGTTGATGCCACACTACCAGTTGGTGTTGATGATGTTCCATTGAATGTACCAGAACCGGCAAATCCGTGTGCATGAGTTGAGTTCCCACCGGTATTTGACATACAAGCACTTGGATATTGGTAATAAGGGTTTGTGGGTATGCTAGTGTTGTTATCACCATAGGTTACACTTGGTCCATAAGTAGGGTGAGTCCAGTTAGCTGATGTTCCACCACCTGCATGAGTAATTAAGTGATTGTGTGATGGCATTTCACTAACCGATAATTGATGACCTGCAACTGTACCAGAAACACTAATATTACCAAGTGGTGTAAATGGATTTCCAGTGAAAGTTGAAGATACAGAACCAGTTGGAGTCTGAGCAAATGTACCACCAGTTGTACCTAAACCATGTGAACCAGATTTGCCAAGTGGAAATTTAGCTTGTAAATTTGGTGCGTTAAATGTACTGCTCCCATCACCAACTCCAAACGTAACACCTATTTTAGTGAATAATGCAGAGTAAGTTGTTCTTGAATAAGCAGTGCCATCACAAATTAAATAACCAGAGTCAGCACTTGCACCCCCAGTCATTAGTATTGTTCCAGTTGGAACTACACTAGGCAATGATGTGTTTGTTGCAGATACAATACCATAAGCAACTGATGTTGGATTACCAGAACCTAAAGAGCCACTATCAAATTCAAATGTTAATGTTGTATTTGGACTAGAATAAGTTGCAGATGTTACTCTGCCATATACAGTTGCACTAGTTCCATCAATAATTTTTACTCGTCTATTAACATGAAATTGATTAACACAGTCTGTTGGCATAGAAACTGATGTTGCTGAAACTCTAGTATAAGTAATAGTGTTAGACCCAGTTCCATACTCAAACCATTCAAGGTCATTTGCCCATGACCTAATTTGAGCCATAACAGACCTACCTGCGTCATTCAGTGTTGATGGTGATTGTTGCTCTAAGTAGTTACCAGAAACAAGTCTGTTCCCATTAACATTAGCAGTCGTACTCCATGCAGTTATACTCATTCCATTGACTCCCAATAATTTATTATATCCATTTGCTCTTGATATGCCTCTTGTAAATTTTGTTCAGCATTGTTTTCTTCAACTATTCTTTGTTTGTCTTTTATTTTATCAGAATAACTTGCAGTATTAATTTTGTAGATGCTTTCTACTATTTTCCATCTATTTTCCTTACTTGCGTTCCTGCTTAAAGCATTTAACATTGCAACACCGTCAGATGATGTAAGTAACTCTGATAATCCTCTTGTTTCAGTTAGGTATTTCCAGTTTTCAAAACTTTTCACTAACCCCATATCCGCCTCTAATTTAAAAATTCTAAAAAGTTTACTCCCTAAAGAGTTTGACAGTCTTGAGGTCATTTGTTGCTTATCACTTGTTGCACTGTTTTTAACTGGTTTAAATATTTTCTCTGATATTGCAGTAAATTCATCAAGTGACTTTTTAAAAGATGCGTGAGTAATTCTCGTATTTGGGTTAGTCGCATTTTTATTAATTGCGTTAAACCATCTATTTAAGTTGTCATAGCTTGCTGAATTTTCAGTTAATGCTTTGTAAATTGCAGTAGAATTTAAACTCCCTTTTTGGCCCTCTTTAACAACACCCTTTATTTGGCTCTGTATATAATAAGGCATTAAAGTATCTATAATGTGAGCCTGCCCAGTTGAATCTAATAACTTAATAAATTGGTTTATAGTTTTTGATGATGGATTATTCTTCATAAAATCCATAGTCTTACTTATTAAATTTGCACCTGCTCCGGCAGTTGTTCCACCTTTTGTACTTAAATCACCCCATGCACCAAATATTTCAACAGTACTCTCATTAACTTTATTAAATCTTGTTACTGCATCTGATTTCATTTTTTGAGCATCTTTATAACCGCTAACATTATTAGCAATAATGTCATCAAGTTTTGCCAAAAACTCCTTTGTTTCCATTCCATAAGCAATATCACTTTTGTTAGTTGATTTATTTAACTGTGCATTAATTTCATTACGTCTTGTAATTAATTCATCAATATTTTTAAACTCTTTAAAAGTATATTCGTTCTTGAAAATCTTATTTCCTGATTTGTCATAAGCAATTTTTCCATTAGCTTTTCTTACTGCAACTTTCTTTACATTAAAGAAATTTTTAATGATTTGATTTTCGATAAAAGCCTTATTATTAACTGCCATGTTCCCACTATTGATTTCAAAGTCTTTCCATAATTTATTCATGTCAAGTGAGAACTCTGTACTAACCTTACTACTAAGTGGGGTTGGTCCGTCATTAATTATAGCTTTCCAACTATTGTTAGTTTCATCATAATGCTTAACCAGATTATTAATTATTTCATTTCCCAGTATGTGTGCATCAGTTTTCTTAACATCATCTATATACTTACCAAATCGTTCTTGTACTGTTTTATCAAATTGTAAACCACGTTGAAAAAAGTAATTACCTAGAATTTGTTGGCCCATAGGTGTTCCCTCTAGTAATGTAATAACACTACTTACTTTAGGGTCATTTACAATGTCAGCAACAGAACGACCTTTACCAGTCCATTCTACAAATATTCTATCTAGGTCTTGAGTAGGTTTAAGTGTTGCTACCCATGACGCATACTCTTGTTTATTTAAGTTGTGGCCACCAAGTATCTCATGTATATATTGTTTTTGATTAGATAGATTTGTGCCTATTATTTTTCTACCTAGAATATCTGCAACAACAGTAGTTGCTATTCCACCTAAACTATCAAACATACCTAAGTTATAAGCACCACCACCTACTACTGCTGACTTAATTGCTTGAGCAGATAAATTTCCGCCAAATGGATTATTATACCCAGTCTTACCACCTAGAAATCTAGGAATTTTATTAAGTCCAAATTTATCAAATAATGCAAAGTCAGATGCCCAACGAGTCGTTTGTTCAGTTGGTAACAACCAAGACATTTTGGTATCAGGGTCGCCAACATCAATCTTATTTACATCATCAAATATACCTACTCCAAAAATTGACGGATTCGCATCTCGCCAATTTCTACCATGAGGTTTATAAATATTTAATAAAGGGTTATAATCTTCTTTGCTAGTTTGGTTTGCTATTGCAGTGCCAAATCCTTGATAACCGGTATCGCCATAATTTCTTTGGTCCAGTAGTCCTGATTTATTTTTACCCCATGCAACACCCTCTGCAATTAGATTTGGTATATCTGCAAAATATGATGCAGTTCTTGGAACTGAACGTGCTATTGTCATAGCTTGATTTCCAAGATACTGACCCCAATTTGGGTTTATTGAAACACTATCAACATTGCTTTTTATATCGGCTTGTACCTTGTTTTCATCTGGTTGATTGACCGCATCATCAATATCCCAATATTCCATGCTTGCCATATTAATTCCTTTGTGTGTTATCTTTTTGATATATTTTCATTCGATTTGATATTCCACTACCGTTGTATGAAAGGGCATCTGGTTGTAATCCATAGTTCGATAATATTTTAGGATATGCAACCATACCCCAAATAATATTAAACTTTGCTTTGTCAGACTTAGTGCTAGAAAGAATGTCCGCTACTGTGGTATTACTACTTTCTAAATAATTATCGTAAAATCCTGAGTTGCCACCATTTGCAATTATTTCATTTGTTAATTGAGTAATTTCATTAGGAATAAATCCCTCTTGTTTCTCTGGTGGATAATATATTAATCCATTACGAATTTCTTGATGAGGCAACCAAATACTATCTAAAGTCATTTCAGAACCATCTTTGTATAATCCGCCAGACCACTTGAATGGTGTTTCTCTAAACTCACCAACTTCCTCTGGGTTATTGTAAACAGTTTTCCATTCTTCTAATTGTTCTTCTTTACTTAAATTATACCAATCTTGCAGTGATATTCTGTTAGCCTCAGTATCAGTGCCTTTGTATAAATAGTTTACACTTATATCTGGTTGGGCAAGTTGATTAGTTAGGATAATGCTAGTTCTTAGATGAACCCTAGCCAAATCATTCATAACGTCATCTTGCTTAACTGCAAATTGGAATGGTGTATCACCGCCTAATAACTTTTTAGGTAAACCAAATAATCCCTCTGTGTCTGGACTCGCTAATCCAGTGTCCGGCATAGATTTTAATATACGTACTGTTTCATTTATGTTCATCACTGCACCAGTCTGGTTTCTAATCATCTGGTTTTGGGCCTGCAATGTGTTTGCATAGAACAATGACTGGTCATCAAACATTTCACCATTTGTATATGGTTGACCAGTTAACTGGTTCATGTATGTGTTACCAAAAGAATCTTTAAATATTTCGTTTCTATTATTTACACCTGCCTGCGGATTAGTTTTCTCAAGAAACTCATTCCAAAAGAACTGACCTTTTCCGCCTGCCTCTAAGAATGTTGGTTGGAATAGACCCTTAACTTGCATTGCATTTGACATACTCATTGCTGATTTGCTTAATTCTTCATTAAAGAATTTTCTATCGCCAATGCTCCATTTTTTATCAACTGGACTGAGTGCAGGATTTTCTGGGTCATCAAGGCCTGATGGTGAGTAATCATCTATGGTGTCCTCACCAAGAATTACTCGTCTGATATTCTCAATTTCTCTTAAACCGCTAATTCTATTAGGGTCATTTTCTGGTAATGCTTTTAATTGAATTTCTCTTTTATCAGCATTGTTCAATGCCTCTATCTGCCACTCTTGAAGATTTGCATAATCTCTTTTATCATCTTTTGAAACTTGAGCATAACCAGTCGGACTATTTGGGTCTGGTTTATCGTAATCATATAATATGCCATCTACCTCAAAAGTTCTTAAATCCCCTTTATCAAATGGTATTACTTGAGTTAAATCATCAGCAAATAATGGCCTACCACGTGAGTCAGTGATGGTTTCTCTTTTTTTAGGACCCTCAAATATTTGGTTTATGTAATTTGACATAAATTTATCTTTATCTAAATAGTATGCGTCTAGTTCAGCATCAGATAAATTATTGACCATATCATAGACTGCCATTTTTTGAGCCATACTTGGCCCTTGATAACCAAATAAACTTTTAATTTTTTCAAAATTAGTTGCTCCTTTAGTAATATACTCTGGGTATTGAGTTGCTTTATTGTACGTATCAGCAAATGATGGATTATACATTCTATCTTTGTATGGGTTATTTGCAGATGCATCATTTAAAGGTTGCATCATTTCCTCATAGCTTTTAAAGTTTCCTAGTACATTGTTGTATGTGTTAAAAATACCAGTTTCTAATAAACCTCTTTTTTTGTTATCGTTATCAAAAATACCCATTATGCTAATAAACCTTTCAATCTTTTATTTCTCAGTAAACCGAATTGTCTTGCTCTGTTTCTACCTATTCTATCTCTCAACCCACCAAACTGTATCTGGGGTACATTAAGACTATTCATCTCTGCTACTCTAGTATCTATTTTTGGTCTTTGTGAAAGATTCATAAAAGCACCTTGACCATATAGAGCCTTTTTATCTGGCTCTTTCCACATACCTTTTATCATATCCATTATGATTAAATCTTTTTTTGTTGCTGACATATTACTATCCTATCCCAAAACCAAACCCAGTAGATTTACCACTGGATTCACCGGTTGTAATTTTAGTTGGAAAGCCAAATGCGTAAGAGTTAATTAAATCTGCAAAATTCATAAGTCTTTCTGAGTATGCGTCTTGGTCATACATCTGCTTAGACATATCCATTTCACTTATTCTATCTTTTCTTGCACCCTCTTGGCCTGCCCAACCATAAGCATCATTTATTGAACCACTCGCCATGTCATATAGACCTTGATTGACGTTTGCTGAATTTAATAAAAGATTCATTTCTGCATTGTTTAAATTCGTACCTGCATCACCAAGTAAAGTAGATATATCTGAACCTGCATTATACATATTAGATATGTAGTCTTGATTTCCAGTGAATTGTCTATCTCTTTCAGCATTAGCAAGTTCTAACATATAAGGCATTGTTTCTTGAGTAACACCTCTACCAACTGCATCTGCATAAGAACCACCGCCACCATATCTACCCATTCCTGCAAACTCAGAACCAATTTGGTTGCTTATTTTATCAGTTGTATTAGCAAGGAAACTATCAAGATAAGACTGTCCGCCATCTGGACTCATCATATCATAAGCATTTGGTCCACTACCTGCATTGAAATCATCTAAGCTAGTTCCAGTTGCCCTTGTATTAAGGAAATTACTTAAATACCCACCACCTCTAGTTGTAGGGTCGCCATTCAAATAAGAATTGTAAGTTGATTGTAGGTCTTTAAATTGGTCTGGTTGAAAACCTTTGTATAGATTTGCACCCATTTCCTCAAGATTAAGCATATTAGCAGTTGGGTCTGAATATAGATTGTTATAATCATAACCGCCTAGATATTCCTTATTACCTCTGTCAAACTCACCTTTTGCACCTGCAAGTATTTCTGCTATATAAGGCTCAGTAGGTGCGTATGGTTGCACCTCACTTGTACCACTACTTGAACCAGATGATTTTTGTTTACTACCACCAAAACTCATATTATTTTCCCTCTTTATTTGTTAAGTTAATTTCTAAAGCAACATGAGTATCTTTGAAACCATGCTCTTTAAATACCTTAGTCCACCCTTTACGAGCATAACTAATTCCTTTTCGGCAATTATTTTCTTTGGCAAATTTAATTAAATTCTTCATTGCCTCGTATTGCCATCTTTTCCGTTCTGTACCAGTCATTATAAATACAGAACAAAACTTTAATCTGGGTCTTTCAATAATTTCTGTAATTATAAAACCCTTTGTTTCTTTTTTATAAATATCCCAGATAATCCATAATTGCATTTCACCATTAGATAATTCATTCCTAATATCATCATGGTTATAACCATTGTCTGCTTTATCTAAGATTTTCTTTAATTCTTTTTCAATTAATCCAAAAACCTCAATAGTTTTTTCTTTTGGTATATGGACTACCTTAAAAGGTAAGCCATTTATTTGTTCCATCATAAATTAAATTTAATACACCATAGTTTGTATTTATGTATTTATTGCCAGACCCCTCTATTGTGTCACCTGAACCTGATGCAATAGTGATAACATTGGTTGAGGCATTTCCACTTGTATCTTTTATTATAAAGTTTGTGCCAATAGGTGAACTTAAAGGTAGATTTAATGTTGTTGCTTGAGATACATTCACATCAAGAAACATATCATCTACTTTTACGTTATAACTAGACACCCTGACTTTTTCGTAAGGTATATTTAATCTATTAACCATTGTATTAACCGCTTGAGTTAATTGTTGGTTAAAATATTCTTGGTTTTGAGTTGGTGTTCTTCTTATATACTCAATAGCCATATCATTCTTCTTCCCACTTAAAAATTTGTTCTATGTAATAGCCAGATGTTTTAGTATCATTCTTTGAATCTTTGGTACTATGTTCATAGCCTATCTTTGTTTGGTGTGGTTTTGCAGTTGAACCACAACTAATACATAAAAATAAAGTTATAAGTATAACAATTACCACATCAACTTTATGGTCATGTGGTGGAAACCTAAAACCTTTCCACCTATAAATCATTTGTTTTTCTTTTTAGCCAGTTTGTTCTTGATTATCTTAAACTGTTTATCAATATTTTCGTGTAGGTGTGTTTGTTCGTGTTGTAGTTTTAACAATTCCTGCTGAATGTTTATTGTTGAAACTAAGTTCCAACTTATTAATGCCATTAGTCCTACCAAACATATACCTATTACTTTTTCTGCTAGGTTCACTCAACTATCCTTTTGATTTTTGTTCTGCAAACATCAGCAACACAATCCTCGTAAATTTCTGCCTCTACCTCTTTACACTGCATATAGATACCCTCTTGATTTTCACCAATGCTACGAGTAATCTTGCGTTTTTCCTCAAGACACGCACCTAATGAATCAACTGGTACATATTCAATTATATTTCCATTACTAATCATTAGAATTGCGAATACTACATTTATCATTGGTAAGTTCCATTCTGTTTCTGTTCAATATCTATAATTCTTTCTTCATGGAATTGTATTGTCATATCGTTCTTCTTTATGTTTGGTAGTTCTTCTTCAATTAATAATTTTATTTTTTCTAAATCTTTTGCAGTGTATTCAACGAGGAAAAATAATTCTTGAATCTGCGGTGCAACTAATTCACCCTTTGGTACATTTTCAATAAACTCATTAGATTTTTGTAAATCTTTTTGCATCAACTGTATTTCAGTTTCAATAATGTTTAATCTTTCTATGACTCCAAATCCAAACCACGCACCGACTAAAATTCCACCAAATATGCTTATTAAATTTTTAGCAGGTAAGCTGATTCTACTGTCCTCTGAGAGAGATATTTTATTAGCCATTATTGAACCCCATCTAATGAGGCCTCAATTTCAACCCCCATACTATCGGTCCAATTTGCGTTAGCAGGAACTTTAACCTCTATCTTATGGTATTTGCCAGATTGTCTAAATGATGCAACACCATTATCATTACAATTCGTATAACCACTTTCTTTAACTGTTCCGCCTGCTCTCTCTCTACTAATTAGATTAATTTGACTTGGTGTATATCCAGTAAATGTGACCCCAGTTATATTTTGGTCTGGTGCAACTACTATTGAAAGCAGTGTGTCATTAACTATTGTTGCAATTATAAATTTAGCATTATTATATTGACTTGAAACATCATTAACCCTGATTACATCACCAACGGATAATTGACTACTAAATGCAGTTCCAGTTCCATTAACTGTCGTTCCAGTTATATTTATTGTTCCAGTTTTAACTACCGGTTGAACATCAATAACTGGATTTATACTTGTTATAAATGTTCTCTTTCCATCTGCGTATTCTTGTTCACCAATACTAACGGTTGCCTCTAAATTGTTTCCACTAAATGTACCAAATTTATTATTGTTATCAAAAGCAGAGAAAAATAAAGTTCCACCTTGCCAGATTCTACTATCAAATGAATCGGTAAATGTTTCAATGTCAGTGCTTATGTTATCAAGTGCCTCAAGGGTTGTTCCAGTTGTAAATGCAGATGATACGTTTTGAGTTGCTACATCTATATAAGACCATCTATCAGCAGAGTAATTATAACAAAGTATTCTGTCTGGGTTTCCATTAGATGAGTTGGTTGTAGGATAAGACCAAAAAATTAATTTATTTAATGGGTCATGCCCAGATGTAATCCTTAAAATATTAGACTGGTCTAAACTATCATCAAACCATTTATCAATTTTATTTTCACCAATAAGAGTTGTACTTTCACCATTAGTCTTACAAAACCCATCTTGAGATAGAAAGAAAGTTTCTGAACCAACTGTTTGAATACTACCATGTGCAATAGCACCTCTTTCTTGTTCAATGGCCCTTATTTGAAATATTGAAGAACCGCCAACAAAGTTAAGTTGAAAAATTTTATTTACACATAAAATAATTCCAAACTCACCGCCAACAATCCCAGTAATCTCAGATGTATCAAATAATGTTTCTTCATCAGACTGGTCAGTTCCAATAGTCCAACCAACATGATTACCAATAGCGGACCAATGTAATTTATTTCTATTTGTTGATTGCCAAGCACTTACTACAAAGTTTCTGACGATTGCGGTATGCCAAAATGTTGGTGGTGTTCCACCTAAATCTGCAAAAGCAGTTGAAGAATCTAATTGCCATACTTGGGGTGCATTAGCACCATTACTTGCTATTACATAATTTCCAAACTGAGTAAAACTCCATGAGTTTTCACTTGGGGTAGCATAAGTTCCATTGCTTACGTCATTAAAACTGTTTGCTAAATATCTATATAATTTTGTTTCATCACCTGCAAAAGACGTAATATTACCAGATGAAGATTTAAAACTTTCAAACCCTTGACATCTTCCAGTTAAAGCATTTGAACTAACTGGTGCTAGAGCCTTTATTGGCTTATAACTTTTAAAAGATGGCACTACATTTCTTGCGTCAGTTAATCCCTCGTTTCTGTATTCTGGGTGGTCTGGAGTCCAATCTAAAAACTGTTTGTATGCCATGATATATTATTCCTCATTTGTAGTTGACCTCATTATCAATGGTGCGTCTTGGTTGTATTTATTTTTAGCATTTAGACTTACAACCCTTTCAACTCCATTGTTATAAAAACTCAACCATTCTTGAATAATAGTTGGGTCAATACCTCTAATGAATGTGTGAGAAAAATAAAGTGAGCCATATAAATAAATATCTGAATGGTTTGTTAAAATATCGTTTGTATCAGTGTCATTCGTTAAAACATCAAATTTCTTATAGTAATATAATTTTACAGAATAAGTGCTATCAGGCATTGGGTAGAAATGTATTTTATCATTAATGATTGTATAAACCTCTGGTTTACCGGTCACACTACTGCCATACATATTAAATGCTTGTTCTGGTGTTGCGTACTGTAATGGTGATTTGTTACTACTATCAACATAGATTGATGCAACTCCAAGAAATCCAGTTGGTAAATCTTCAATTTCTGCATCTACACTAAGGGTAGATAGATTAATCATTTTATTATAACCAGTGTTTGCTAATTTAGAATTAAAGTCTTGTTCAGCTAATGCAACAAAGTCATTAATTTCATTTGTTAAATCTGTACGACCTAACCAGTTAGCAATACTAGATTTTAAGTTTGCAAAATTATTTAGTGCCATTTAAAAAGTTCCCTCTGATGTTCTTAAATATGACCACTTAGGGTCATTTAGTTTTCTTTGTAAGTATTTGTGTTGTTCTTCACCCTCTAAACTGGTGAACATAAAACCATCTTCCTGCAACCATTGATATGCAATGATGGTTGGTATTTCTGCAATGGCTCTCATAGACCTATCTCTATTATAGCCTTTTCCAAATTCGTTTCTTTGTGCCTTGTTGTGTTTTAATAAATTTTCTACGTCTTGATATTTATGTTCGATTAATGTTTTAGATTGTTCGTCACCTTTAACAATCGTTCCCATTTCCCCATCATGCGTATGTTCATAAGTTTTTGCCATATCTAGTCCTCAAAACATATACAAACATTTTTATAACAAGAGTTAAAAAAATGACTATATGCCATCTTTTATTTTTTTTAGCCATTTTAATAACCTATATATAATGCAGGTACTATTGATATACCCTCTAAATTAATTAGTTGTAGAATGGGTGCGTACTCCCAACCAAAACCAAATAATGAATTAGCAGTGTAGATAAAAGCATTAATGATAATTAATTTTGTTCCTAGAAAAACGAATATTACAAAAAATATCGTTTTTACCAGTCCGTACTTAGAATAAAATTGTTTTAATTTCCTAAGTAGGGGAAAGTTCCATTTCATATATTTTTGGTATTACTACTACTTTCTTCTCTTGCCATGTGTTCCCACGCATCATATCTATCCCACTTTTCAATGCGAACACAGGATTGTGGTGTTAAATGATTGTGGTATCTTTTTTCAAATGCGTCATATAAAGGTACTTTGCCAATGCCAAATTTTTTTCTAATTTCCTCTATATCACTTTCAAGAAATTCTAATGGACCGTATAAAGCAAGTTCTTTATTAACTTTTTTTAGATTTTCTTTACATTCTTTATAAACTTTCCAAGTAGCTTTAAAATCTTTAACTCGTTTTGCTACCGCTAACATAACAAAAAAACCAATTATTTTAGATGGTTTATAATTTAAAAGTTCCCCAGTCACCTCTTGAATTAATGACTCACCTAGAGCATGAGTATTATATTTAAAAAGTGTGTGTAAAACATCATGGGTAATTACAACATGACGAGATAAGTTTGTTCTTATATTATCTTGTACACCCATAAACCCTTTAATTGGTCTAACCTCACTATCCTTAAATCTTTGACTGTATAATGCGTCTAGTCCATGAAAACGAATAAACTCAAAGTAAGTTGCACCTACTGTATTCTTAGGTAAAGATTTTAAATAATCCAAATCTGTTAATTTAGGTAAAACTGTTTTTTCAACATATTCTCTATCGTTGTGTTTTCTACCCCACACAACATCTCTACCAAAATCTGTTCTTGCTACTGTACCCATCATTTGAAAACCAAATGGGAATTGCATTTCTCTATATAATGTGGTGACTGGAATACCAAGTTTATCTTCTTCCATTTGTTCATCATTAAGACTGTAAATGCCTATAATGTCATTTATTGATTTTGTTATTTTTCTTAAATTCCACATATTTTTACCTCGATATTAAAAAAATTCTTAAAACATTGTCTGATGTATTTTCTATTTCAATAGATTCACTTGTAAATTTTCTACAAGAATATTGGTCTATTTCAGTTTCACCTATTTTGCAGTCTTGACTAAAATAAATATATTTTATTGGATTTGAATTATAGTCATTACTTATAGTCTTTGTTTCACTAGGGGAAATATCAAGAATATCCATTTGGTAATCATCAGTTTTTGACCTAAGACAAAATAATCTAGTATCATCTTCAAGAGCCTCTATTCTATTATTTGTGGCTAATAAATATCTATTTGAGTTAGGGCTAATGACATCATAATCTGAACCAAATTTATATGTAAAAACATATTCATTATTAGCAACAGACTCGGTAGATGTACTTTCAGTAAAATCCCCCTCTTTGACTTTATCATTTTCATTTAAAGCCAACATTCTTTGAACATCTGTTTCAGTTATATTATCATCATCACTCCAAGAGGTCGTGGCTTTCATTTTACCTTTAACTAAACCAAGTCTATTTGTCCTACCATAAACTTTATCACTTTCACTATCATAGGAAACACTTTCTGGTTTCATTACATCATTCATAGAATCTCGTTCTATAACTTTACCTATATCACCAGATACAATAGTTGTTTGAAATTCATCATCAACATTTAAAAACCATTTTGGGTCTTTGCAAACAAATTCATATTTCATTGTCATATTAGATTGTTCCACTTTCTGTTGATTCTATATCCTCATGGAAATCATTAACTCCATCTACCATTTTCTTATAATTCAATTCTTCTTGGTTTATGATTTCATGGGTT